TACCAAGTTTTGCTAGTATATTAGGATTTGAAAAGGCTTTAAAGCGAACGTATACAGACCTGCAATCTACTTCTTTATAATTCTGTGATGCTTCGAAATTAGAGAGTGGCGATTGCAATGTATAGGAATAAGGTGTAATCTTATATCCTCGATAAATTAGTCCTTTCTTATATAATTGGGAAAAAGCCCACCAGACGGATTCCATAAATTCGGCGTCCATAGTCCTATAAGTTTGTTTAAAATCAACCCATCGGCCTAGACGATTATAAACTGGTTCCCAATCACCTTCAAAACTAGCAATCTTTTCCTTACAAAATGCATTGAATTTCGCAAGGCCAACTGATTCTAGTTCTTCACGTGTAGTGATTCCAAGTTCACGATTAGCAATGCTTTCAATTGGCAACCCGTGGCAGTCATAACCAATTCGGTTAGTGCAGGTATGTCCGGTCATAGCTTTGTAATTAAGAACCGCACTCTTAATAGTTTCTACGGCAACGTGGCCTAAATGTGGCTTACCAGTTGGGAATGGTGGACCAGCAATAAAATGGAATTCTGGCAATTCGGATTGGCTAGATGTGGGTGAATTGAAAACAGAAGGAATTCCGTCGGGATAATTAGCCCATTCTGCTAGAATAATATCTTGATATTTGGTGAATGCTTGCATACTTGGATTTTATTTTATATATGTATGAATGATATGTATGATAATAGATTAAATCACATTGATAATCAATTTTTATATTCTAGATGTTCTAGATACTAGATAAAAATAATTCAATAAGTGAAAAAAAAGCAAAAAAGATTAGGAAGAATAAACCAATCCTCCACAACCAGACATTATTCTTAGAACATTATAATTCATTGCATATATCATCATATTATCATTAAATTGTAAATTATTATAAAATTGTAAATTTTTATTTATATCTTTTGCGTGTCTAGAGATTCTAGAAGCTACATTATTAGAATATACACACCTCCAGACTATTTGCAAGATTTCCTCTGGTAAAGCTATTTCAGGCATATTGTTGTGTTTTTTTTTTCGTATCTAATATTCTAGCATACAATTCAATTTTAATTTTAGTATTCTAGAAATATTAAGCACCTAAATTACCTAGTTTTTTGTTTCTTAGAAACATCACTAATTATTTTACCTTTTTCCATCGTAATTACGCGGTCCATCATATCATTCATTTCAAAATTATGGGTGATAATAATAATACTACGATTTCGGGAAATAATATCTATCATCTGGGCTACGTGGGCGCGACTGTCTTTATCTAGGGCGGAATTCGGTTCGTCCAAAACTACTAAAGAGCTAGGTTTCATAATTGCACGTATCATCCAGATAAGAGCTTTCTGACCACCACTGAAATTACTTCCTGATTTACCCACTTTTTCACCCATTCTTTTACGGAAAACCGCTTCCAAGTCAGTAAAGCCGTTTTCTCGCATAAATTGGAATATTTTTTCAATGGTTATATCTGGAGGGAGACCGTAAGTTAGGTTTTCTGCTAGAGTACGATTAAATAGTTTAGGATGTTGTGGGATGAATACAATTTTTTCACGGAGGTCATCAGTATCTAGCTTATTAATACTAACTCCATTAATGAAGATATCACCACTTTGAAATCCTTTAATCTTGGTAAGCAGGGTTACAAGACTGGTCTTGCCGGAACCAGCATGTCCTATAATTGCTATCTTTTGTCTCGGATATATACGAAGATTGAATTTATCTAGAATTTTAACTTGACTACCTTCTGGTTGAAAAGTAATATCCCGATAAACTATATCTAGCTTGTCAGGATTAGGTATGGGTTGTAGTTGTAGGTCACTAGCAGATGCCGGCAACTCATTTATAAATTTCTCTATCAGTTCAATATGCGATTTAACGGCAATGAAATCTTTGCTAGATTCAAATAATCCTACTAGCGAACTGAGAATAGTATAATTTAGAATGAAGATGCTTACTAGAGAACCTACTGGAATTTTCCCTTTTAGGAATAGTCGATATGCAACGTAATTCAATGCTAGGAAGAGAAATATGTTTACTATGGAGAAATAGATACGGAATTTACGATTACATATACCGGCATTGTATTGTTCTTTCCTTGTGCGTTCATTAATATCAGCTATTCGTTCCCGTTCATCATCTATTTTGCGAGCGGTATATATGGAAAGAAGATTTTGTAGTGTGTCTTCAATTTCTTCATGACATTCATCAAATAATCCTTCAACTTTTTTGATGTTAGTATTACAAGTATTAAAATAGAGTCGTGCCATAATGAATACTACACCAATACATCCTAGATACATCAAACCTAGCGTATAATGATGTCGGAATAAATATACGAAATTGGAAACAATGAGAATGATATTGGTTAGAAGGAAGCGTTGTATTTGGTTGGAAATATCATCTAGAATCCAGGGGAGTTTAATAAGTTTAGTTAGAATAGTGCCAATTTTAAGTTCTTGATAATTTTGATTGTATCTTTCCATAATGAGTTCAAAGAAGAATTGGCGGACATAAGAATGGAATTTAGGAACTATATAATTATCTACAAAGGAAATACCAATGCTAAATGCTTGGATAAGAATCCATATTCCTAGCAATACTATAAAAAAATGTTTAGACCGAGGTACATTGCCATCTTTAAGTGAGTTTATAGTCTCACCATAATAATGCGGCATAGCAACACTTTGCAATGGCAGTGAGATAAGGGTGATTAGATATAGGATGTATGACTTCCAATTATCTTTTAGAAATCGCACGTATAGATCATATAGGATAGACATCTTGCAGTGGGTATCTAGTGTATCTAACTAATTAAGAAATAGAAATTAAAAAATAAAAACTAATAACAAATAGCAAAAACTAATAATAAAAACTAATGAAAAGCATTATTATTGAAATATGATTAATAAATAATTTCATTTCAATTTTGCTACTTCTAGAACTATTTTCTTATTTGCAGCTTTCTTTGTAATATATTCTGCAAATGATTCTAGAGAATATACAGAATGTAGTGTGCCGGAATTGGGAACTAACTTATTAATATAGGTTTCAGTATGTGTTCGCAAATCTTCGAAAGTTGTAAATTTGGTATCTTCTAGAGTGATATTTGCAAGTGTTCCTTTGGTGGTAGAAGCATTTTCTATTTCTACTAAGGCATTGTATCGTTGCACTAATGCGAAAGCTTTCTTATCGCCATCTGTTATGGTTTCCTTGGAACTACCTAGACCGCTTTTACGCATGCGAAGAATTTTTCCGGTGGTGGTATCTTTGCCGTAAGGAACATCGATGTCGTATTTGTCACGGGCAGATACTTTATTTATATAATCAAACCTAACATTACTAATTGAATCGAATTCTATAGTTTGTAAATTCATTGATATATCAGTATTTGATTGTACTGAAGGTTTATAATTAATAATATTTGCACGAGGGTCTATATATTTTGGTAATTTTAGAGTTATTATGTAATCAAGAAAACCATTTATTGTTGTTGGTGTATTGAAAATTTCGCTCAAAATTTTTTCTGTATGAATTGCAAATTCATCTATTGATTGGAATCTTTTATTATCTACCATTTCACTAATAATATTTGGATATTTAACTGCATATAAAAATCTTTTTACAACCATGTGAGCTAGACGATGTTTAATAGTTAATCCATCTTTATTTTGTTTCGTAGAATGGTCTAGAATTGCTTCTACTCCTGTACGGGGTTTTGAAATTTCTAAACTGAATATAGTTATTTCAACTCCTTTATTTTTATAAATATCTGGATGAATAAATAACAGCTTATCAATTGACAGTTTAGGTATAGATACATCATTAGACGGATTTAATAGTTCGTTTAAAGATTGTTTATAATCTTTAGTTGCGCGATTCATATTTTGAATACTTTGACTAGCAATACGTAAATTATGTCTCCTGTTATCAAATTTATTGCCATTGATATGGTCAACTAATAAATTATCACCTTTACTGTTTCCCATTAAATATCTATGTAAATAAGTAAATTCCCCTCTGATTCTTGTTCCTATATACTGATTAGCAGCTATATACCAAGTTGGCTTTGATATTTCAAATTTAATATTACCATCCTGTATATTAATGCCATGAATTTTGTCTAAATCACTTTCATCAATAATGAATGAAAACTGTTTTGTACTATTTTCATTATTTTGTTCATTATCAGTTAATCCTACAAATACCTCATAATATCTTTTTTTTGTAGGGTCAATTTCATTAATAATCTCTACTAATCTATAATTATTATAATTGAATTTACTATCACTATTAAATTTAAATCCTGGGAAATTTTGGATAACTCTTATTTCATTATCAGGATAAAATTTTGGCGGTTCTTCAATTAATTTCATTTTTGGTGCAAGCTTCTTAGTATGTTTTTTTGTTATATTGATATTAGCAATTCTAAAATCCAATTTATCATTATTATTAAACATATACTCAATATCTATATCTCTATTTTCTGTAATATGATTGACAATATTTACACGTTCATTATTAATAGTTGTAAATACTTTTTTATTTGTACTGCGTAGTTCTATTTCCCAAGTAAGAATTTTAATAGAATCGTCAGGCTCTTGAAATATGAAAAGTTTTTCTAGTTTATCAATATCAATTTTAAAAGTTATCATCTTAGGTGTTCTTACCTCATAATATGATTCCGTAGATGTATTTATTAATCTAAAATTATTATCTATTGAATAAGATTTGCTTTTATAAATAATTGTAGAGGTAAAGCCTGTTGACGAATCCATTTTTTCAATAACGAATTTATTTGTATGATTCAAAATATCCTGTAATGATGCCATCAGTCTATATAAATCAAAAAATCAATTTTTTTTTTAATACTAGAATAGTTTTAATTTATTAAAAGAAGAAAAAAACAAAACTTGAACGCAATATAGAGACTCACTAATTCGAATATGCCAAGCCACCCATTCCACTCATAATGCGGAGAACGTTGTAGTTGACGGCGTAGATGTTAAGGTTCATGGAGCTGTTAACAAGAGCAGGAGCATTGACGGCACCAGTTAGGGGGTCAGTACCGTAGCCGAGTTGGAGAACGGCGTTGTCAATACGGGAGAAGTTGCAAGTGCCAGAAGGCTGGTGCTCCTCAGGAGAAAGAGCAAAGCTGTAAGAATAGATGTACTGGCGGAGAGCAGCTTGCTTGGTATCAGTGAGGGAGTCATTGATATCACCACCAACGCGGGGAACGCGGGTGTGGTGCTCGTAGTTCTGAACCTTGCGGAAGTAGTCAGCATAACGGACATAGAAGCGGTCATGGCCGTTTAGCTGGAGAAGACCAGTGGTGAAGGAGTCAACACCAGCGGTATCAGAACCGGAATAATTGAGCCAGCTGCCATAGGTGGGGTTGCCAGCGCTATAAGCAGTGGAGTGGTTGCTGGTGACGTGGGCCCAGACGAGCTCCTTGACGGGGTGGTTGAAGTTGAGGGTGATGTTCTGGGTAGTAGTACCACGGGGAATGGTCTGGGAGCCAGTGAATTGAACCTGCTCGATGAGGTATTCGTGGCTGACCTGGGCAAAGCGGCGGCGTTCATCAGTATCAAGGTAGATATAATCAACATAGAGCTTGCAGCTGACGAGGGAACCAGCAACTGTTGCACTCTGACCTTGTACTAGGTCGGTAATAGGGCGAAGTTCAAGGTTAAGCTTGACTTCGTGATACTGAAGAGCAATAAGAGGTAGAGCGAGGCCAGGGTTGCGGTTGAACCAGAACTGGAAGGGAACATAGACACGATACTTAGTAGAACTGTTATTATCATCAGCATCCCAAGAGCTACCCTGTTCAGAGCTAGCAAGAAGGGAATTACCAACCATGTTATCATAACCGTTACGCTTTCCAGAGGGTACAGTAAGTTCAGTCCAGATGTTCATCCAGTCACCATAATGACGGTCAATGAGCTGACCACCAATTTCAATCTCAGCCTTGTTAATCATGGCATTACCAATGCCATAAGTCCAAGTGCAGTTGGTACCATAAGTGCCATTGGCAAGCTTGGGGAGAACAGCCTCTAGATACATCTGTTGGATAAGATCACCATTACGAGAAATGGTAGCAGTTACACGCTTGCCAAAATCAACCTGGCCGTTGAAAGTCTGTTCGATAGACTCAACAGCGAAGTTGGTGTGGCGACGGTAGACCACCTTGAAGAAAGTAATTTGAGGGTTGCCAGTCAGGTAAATATCCTGGGCACCATAAGCGACAAGTTGCATAAGACCTCCACCCATTTTAATAGATTAGATTTAGCTAAAAGAAAATAATTGAACTATACCTTATAGAAATATAATTATCCTAGAAGAATTAAACAATCTCTAGAAATAATTTTATCAAAATATATACAAAAACATAAAATAATACACTGCAAGCGATAAAAGAAAATTACAACTATCTAAAAAAATAAATACTTTATGTTTTCCAAATAAATAATTTTATTAAACATTTCCTTTAATTATGCCTAGTTTTTTGTATTTTTTTTAGCATTTTGCATTATGGTTAAATAATAAAAATAAATTAAAATCAACATTTAGAATCATGAATGAATACTTATTAGGTAATTTATTTGGTCTATCTCAAGTTATTATTGGATACCCATTTGATACTGTGAAAACAAACATACAAAATTCTAAACCCATTGTACCTTTATTCTATTCTCCTAGATTGCTTTATAAAGGCATACAATATCCTTTAATAACTACTATGCTAGGAACAACCATGATGTTTGGCAATTATTCTTATTTTTTAGAACTAACAGGAGATAAATTTATTTCCGCATCTGCAACTGGTATAATTGGCGCTTTTCTAATAACACCTTTTGATTATCTTAAAATACAAAGACAAATTCAGGAAAATTCAAATGAAATTAAAAACATTCAAAAGAACATAAATCACTTACTAAATAATCCAAAACAATTATTTCATGGTTTAACATTTACTATACTTCGTGAAACATTTGCGATACCTGCATATTTTTTAACATTTGATTATATGTATTATCAAAGTCACATACATCCCTTTCTATCCGGTGGTATTGCTGGTATCAATAGTTGGCTATTTACATATCCTTTAGATACCCTTAAATCACGTAGACAATTATACCATTCCAAATCTCTGCACGAACTAATTACTATGGGTTCTTTATATAATGGTTTAGGAATTACGTTATTGCGTGGATTTATTGTTAACGGTGCAAGTTTTTATTTTTATAGTATAATAAAAAAGAACTATGAATTCTAAGGATATGGATGGTATAATTTACCAATGAATTTCTCTGAACTACCCTTATTGTAATATAAATAAGGAGAATATACATTTGATGTTCCTGAAAAATTAGTTTGAACTATATTAGTTGATGGACCACGATATGCACCATTCATTCCAATTCCTTGTGATGTCAAATAATCAATTCCTATACCATTATTAAGCAAATTAGTTATCATTCCTGGTGTTGCAATAGGTATCTGTGGTATTGATGGCATACTCACAGTAGAAGTACCCAAACCTGCAGTAGTAGTAGTGGCACCCAAACCTGCAGTAGTAGTAGTGGCACCCAAACCTGCAGTAGTAGTAGTGGCACTCAAACCTGCAGTAGTAGTAGTGGCACTCAAACCTGCAGTAGTAGTAGTGGCACTCAAACCTGCGGTAGTAGTAGTGGCACTCAAACCTGCAGTAGTAGTAGTGGCACCCAAACCTGCAGTAGTAGTAGTGGCAGCGGCAGTAGATGTAGTTGCTTGTGGTGTAATAGTTACTGAGCCTCCAGTGTAAGTGTAATTAGTACCATTTAATTTATTATATACATTAACAGCATAACTACTATTTAGACTAATAGTTCTGTTATTATTTGGATTATATAATGAATAAGGTGGCATATTAGAACCATTTGAATATGGATTACCATTGGCGTCAACTACTTTTTCATTAATGCTATATTGTGTATTATCTCCATATAATGCGGTATATAATGTACCATTATCATCTCCGCAATATCTTATATAATCATTTAATCCATTACCTTGTAAATTTGCAACATTACCTTGTAAATTTGCAAGACCTTGATAACGCCATCCATACCCTATATCAGTAACAAATGATTGTAAATTAGATGGTAACATTATAGGATTACTAATTGTTAGAGAAGTTTGAGTATTGTTAGATACGGTGGTAGAAGTGGCACCTACTGTTGTAGAAGTGGCACCTGCTGTGGTGGAAGTGGCACCTGCTGTGGTGGAAGTGGCACCTGCTGTGGTGGAAGTGGCACCTGCTGTGGTGGAAGTGGCACCTGCTGTGGTAGTGGTTGCTTGTGGTGTAATATTAACAGAGCCTCCATTGAAAGTATAATTAGTTCCATTTAATCTATTATATACTCCAACGGCATAACTACTATTTAGACTAATAGTTCTGTTATTATTTGGATTATATAATGAATAAGGTGGCATATTAGAACCATTGGCATAGGGATTTCCATCAGTGTCAACTACTTTTTCATTAGTGCTATATTGCATAGTATCTCCATATAATGCAGCATATAGTATGCCATTATCATCTCCGCAATATCGTATATAATCATTCAATCCATTATTATTACCTTGTAAATTTGCAAGACCTTGATAACGCAATCCGTACCCTATATCAGTAACAAATGATTGTAAATTAGATGGTAACATAGAGGGATTGCTAATAGATAGAGAAGTTTGATTATTATTTGTTACAGTTGAACTAGTGGTACCTGCTGTTGTTGAAGTAGCGCTAGCTGTTGAAGAAGTATTTTGATTGCTAACAATTGTGGAAATAATTACTGGTGCAAATGCAGAAGGTGTATTTAATTGGGAGATGTTTCCATTATTACTTATTACTTGTACTGTTAAATTAGTATTTCTTTCTTGACAACAATCGGTTCGGGTATATATTTCTACAGCAGATATGTTAATATCAGAACCAAAATCATATTGCCAATAATCAAACGGATTTCCTCCACCATTAGAATGTGCCATATTAGAAATTACTCCTTGCCAATTTTGAGATAATCCCACACCATTATATGAATAATTACCTAAATTTAGTGGTGCATCATTTATATTTCGATTTACATTATTTTTTCCGTTTGAATCAGTTGCAAATATAATTTCTAATGCATTATTCGCATTAGATGATACACCACCATATGAATATATAGAATTCATAGACGCATTTGCCATTGCAGTATTTTGATTCGTAATCAAGTTATTACCATTTTGGTCGTAGATAAATACACCAGCTATATTAATTGGCTGACCTGGTGGGGCATTAATTTTTACATACCGTGCAGAAACACTAGGTAAAGGTAAGGTTATATCATTGAAATTATCCTTTTTTGTTTGATATATTAGATAAATACACACACCTACCAATAAAGCCACGATTAAACAAATAATAAATAATACTTTTTTAGATATCATAATGCAATCCAATGT